CAGCAGGTCCCGAAGGGCCCATAGGCCCACAAGGTATCGATGGCATAGATGCATACACAGGATCGACATCCAACTCATCAATTGCTATTGGAACAGGCTCAAAGACCTTTTCGAATATTCCAGTTGTGTTGGGGTTCATCAATGGTGCATACGTTCGTATATCTTCTCGAGCAAATGCCGCTAATTACATGGCTGGTTACATTACCCCAAACGGTAGTGTAAGTGCGATTACAGTCAACGTTGTTGAAACAGGTGGATCGGGAACCTTTGCAGATTGGGATATTAATCTTTCTGGTGTAAAGGGTGCCACTGGAGCACAAGGTCCTCAAGGCATTCAAGGTGTTGCTGGTCCTACGGGCCCCACAGGTCTTACTGGACCAACGGGTCCTCAAGGCGTTAAGGGTGATACAGGTCTAACTGGTGCTACAGGTCCCACAGGTCTAACCGGACCTCAGGGCTTAAAGGGTGATACTGGTCTAACTGGCGCAACTGGTCCAAAGGGTGACACGGGCGATACAGGTGCTCAAGGTATTCAAGGTCCCGCTGGTGCTACAGGTCCCTCAGGAACGATTATCGGTGCAACCGCCACCGCTCTTACGCCCGGTACAAACCCAACAATCACATTGGGTGGAACATCAACGGCAAGAACATTTGCTTTTGGTATTCCAACCGGTGCCACGGGTGCTCAAGGTGTAAAGGGTGACACGGGTGATACTGGGCCAATTGGTCTTACGGGTCCACAAGGACCGCAAGGTATTCAGGGCGTAAAGGGTGACACTGGTTCCCAAGGTATCCAAGGTGCTACAGGTGCCACAGGTCCTTCGGGAACAATCACCGGTGCAACTGCTGGATCTCTAGCTCCCGGAGCGACACCTACAGTAACTCTCGGCGGCACATCAACGGCAAGAACCTTTGCTTTCGGTATCCCACAAGGTCAAACGGGATCGACGGGCGCACAGGGCCCCCAAGGACCCACTGGTCCCGAAGGTCCTTTGGGTCCGCAGGGGCTGCAGGGTATTCCTGCATATTCTGGATCTACTTCGACCACATCAAATACCATTGGTACCGGTTCGAAAACATTTGGATCAATTCCGGTATTTTTGAATTGGCAACTTAATGCATATGTTCGTGCAGCATCAAGAGCTAATCCAAATAATTACATGGCTGGCGTAGTTACGGCAAATAACGGCGTAAGCGGAATTACAGTCAACGTTACTGAAACTGGTGGGTCGGGAACCTTTGCTGATTGGGATCTTTCCTTAACGGGTATTAAGGGTGTTCAAGGCACCCAAGGTATTCAAGGTGCTCAAGGACCTGCCGGAACAATCACTGGGGCAACTGCAAGTGGTTTGGCTGCTGGAGCAACCCCAACGGTAACTCTTGGTGGAACATCGACTGTACGAACCTTTGCTTTTGGTATTCCAGCTGGAGCAACGGGTGCCACGGGTCCTACAGGTGCTACTGGTCCAACCGGACCCACGGGTCTAAAGGGTGACACTGGTGATGTAGGTCCTACCGGTCCCACTGGCCTTACTGGTCCTACGGGTCCACAAGGTGTAAAGGGTGACACGGGTCTAACCGGTGCAACGGGCCCAAAGGGTGACACGGGTGATGTTGGTCCTCAGGGCATTCAAGGTCCCACCGGACCTACTGGTTCAACTGGCGCTACCGGTCCTTCGGGAACAATTACAGGCGCAACCGCAAGTGTATTGGCTGCCGGTGCTACACCTACAGTAACGCTTGGTGGAACATCAACTGCTCGAACATTTGCGTTTGGCATTCCAACTGGCCCTACGGGTGCTACGGGTTCGCAAGGTCCCACGGGTCCTACGGGATCAACGGGACCCACGGGTCCTGCTGGAACAATCACTAGCGCAACCGCTAGTGGTTTGGCAGCAGGCTCAGTTCCAACAGTAACGCTCGGCGGAACGTCAACCGCAAGAACGTTTGCTTTTGGAATTCCCGTTGGGGCAACCGGTCCGCAAGGAATCCAAGGACCTCAGGGTTCAACGGGCGTACAAGGTCCAATGGGTCCTGAAGGTCCTAAGGGTGATCCTGGAGATGGTGGCGTTAACGGTATCGATGCTCATACAGGATCGGTATCAGACTCCTCCGTCACCATTGGTACGGGCGCAAAGACCTTTATGAACATACCCGTTTTTCTAGGGTTCATGACCGGTACTTACGTTCGGATTAGTTCCAGAGCCAACCCACTTAATTACATGGCGGGTTATACCACATTTAATGCTAGCACAAGTGCTATTTCAGTAAACGTTATCGAAACTGGTGGATCAGGAACGTTCTCTGATTGGAACATTACTCTGTCAGGCCCAAGAGGCGCGACAGGTTATCCGGATGATACTGATTGGACGTCGTTCACTCTACTCAATGGATGGACATCCGCCTCTGGTTGGGATGCTCCAAAATACCGAGTTCGAGCTGGACGATTGAGCTTGATGGGACGCATTGGTGGTACGGGTGGTGTGGCTACAAACTTCGCTACCTTCCCCGCTAATCTATGCCCTGCCGTTGGTACCGGCGATGTGGTTGTTATGATCGCAGATGCTGGAGCTCCAGTTCGTATTGCAGTTTATGGTCCAGATGAGGGAACTCTATCTGGAAAGTTGTGGTCTGCTACTTCGGGGACCATAACAAACTTGTCCTTGGCTAGCATTAGCTGGGCAATAGATTAACATCATCAAAATAGGAGTCATCTTGGGTGCTATTTCATTCGAATCGAAAGGTTCATTTAAAAAGACCGAGGACTTCCTGAGGAAAATGGCGAGAAAAGAGCTCTTTAAGTCTCTCGAACGTTATGGTCAGGAAGGAGTCGCCGCTCTGGAATCGGCTACCCCAGTTGACTCCCGTAAGACTGCTGCCTCTTGGAGCTATAAAGTTACTAGTTCCAAGGGGCAGCACTCTATTGAGTGGACAAACTCGCACGTCGTCGCTGGAACTCCTGTCGCTATTCTCTTGCAGTATGGGCATGGTACAGGAACCGGTGGCTATGTTCAAGGACGGGACTTCATTAACCCGGCAATGAAACCTGTATTTGACAAAATTGCAGATAACGTATGGAAGGCGGTGACATCTGCATGAGTACCATTGACGAGCGCATCGTCTCAATTAAGTTCAACAACAGCCAATTCGAGGCTGGTATTAAGACGACTCTGTCCTCGTTGGATGGACTTAAAAACAGTCTAAACTTTTCCGCAGGCGTTAAAGCTTTGGGAGACCTCGATGCCGCTGGCAAGAAAGTCAACCTAAAGTTTGATACCAATACGCTTGACGCTGGAGTTAAATCCACAGTTGATTCCGCTAAGAAACTAAAACAAGAGCTCAAGTTTGATGGGGCTGTAAAGTCTCTTGGTGATCTTGATGCTGCCGGTAAAAAGGTAAACCTCAAACTCGACCCCACTACGTTCCAATCAGGAGCAAAAGCGGTTGTTGATGCGGCTACCAACATCAAGCAGAATCTCAACTTTGATTCAGTTCAACGTAGCATCGGCAACCTCAAGATGTCTGCGCAGAACTTCTCGTTCCAGAACGTTGTTAATGGAGCACAAACCGTTCGACAAAGTATCGCAGATATGGATCTGGCTACCAAAGCAGTTTCATTCTTGCCGATTACGAATGGTGCTGAGAATGCTAAATCTAGCATCAGTGCAATGTCGATTGCTGGTATCGCTGCTATTGGCGCCATCGGTGTTAAGGCTGCAATGGTCGGTGCCGATATGGCTCGATCACTGTTCCTTGATCCCGCTAAATCTGGTCTGGCAGAATATGAGACAAACCTCGGTTCTATCCAGACAATTATGGCTAACACCCAATGGGAAAACAAAACCCTTGGAGATGTAAATGGTGCTCTTGATGAGTTGAACCACTACTCGGATAAGACCATCTACAACTTTGCTGAAATGGCCAAGAACATTGGTACGTTCACCTCAGCAGGCGTTAGCTTGGATGATTCGACCGCAGCTATTAAGGGTATCGCAAACCTTGCTGCAGTCTCTGGCTCAAACTCTCAGCAGGCATCGACTGCGATGTACCAGCTTTCTCAGGCAATGTCGGCCGGTAAGGTCGGTCTTGAGGACTGGAACTCGGTAGTTAATGCTGGTATGGGCGGTAAGGTATTCCAAGACGCGCTTATTCAGACTGCTAAGAATCAGGGTCAGAATGTCGACGGCTTGATTGCCAAGCACGGCAGCTTCCGAATGTCTCTTCAAGAGGGCTGGGTCACGACTAAGGTCATGAACGAAACCCTGTCGAAGATGACTGGTGACTTGACGGATGAACAACTCCGAGCAATGGGTTACAACGATGAACAGATCGTTGGAATTCAGGAGATGGCTCGTACTGCTCAGGATGCCGCAACCAAGATCAAGACCTTCACACAGTTGACAGGCACACTTCAAGAAATCACTGGCTCCGGCTGGGCACAATCTTGGAAGCTGATCCTTGGTGACTTCGAGCAGGCTAAGGAAATGTGGACTAGCGTCTACGGCGTCATTGGATCTATGGTTCAGGGCTCTGCAGATGCACGAAACAAGGTCCTTGGTGACTGGAATGCGCTTGGTGGCCGTACGGTCATGATCGAAGCGATCTCAAACGCGTTTAAAGCGCTGATGGGAATCCTCAAACCAGTCCAAGATGCCTTCCGTTCCGTCTTCCCACCCATGACTGGGCAGCGATTGTATGACATTACGGTGGGAATCCGCAACTTGACTGCAGCTATGATGCCAAGTCAGGAAACTGCTAACTTCATCGGTCAAGCCTTCAAGCTCCTGTTTACAATCATCAAAATAGGACTAAGTATCATCACTGGTGCTATCAGTGTTGTGGTTGCATTCTTTAAGGCGTTTGCTACAGGCGGCGATTCCATCAAGGGAAGTCTCCAGCCTGTAACTGACATGTTGGCTAAGCTGACTGAACGAATCCAGAACTCTAAGTTCATTGAGAATTTCTTCAAGGGACTTGCGACTGTAGCTACCACTATGGGTTCTGCATTGGGTCGAGTTATTCCGATTGTATTGCAGTTCGCAATAGCGATCTTTGATATGGCCTCTTTTATTAGCGGCGCAGCAATGCCCTTCATTTCCAAGTTTGCCAGCTTTATTAGTGGTCAATTGGTTGGCGCATTGTCTAGTGGAATCGATGTATTCTTTGCACTCGTAAGTGTCATAGGTATCTTTGTATCCTCACTCGATGAGGGTGTCGACGTTGCAATGACACGTGTGCGGGAACGTATCGAATCTCTTCAGCGTATGGGCGATGCTATTTCCGAAGGTTGGAAAAAGGCTGGGGAAGTAGTCAACCAGATCTGGCAGAAGATGCTTCCGGTTCGTGAAGCTATTGCCAAGATGTTCCAAGACATCAAGGACAACATCAAGAATGCTCTGACTGATGTCAGCTTCGAAGAGAGTTTGGACTTGGTTAACACCGGCCTTCTGGCTGGCTTGGTTCTGCTCTTCCGTAACTTCTTCAAGAAGCTTACTGGTATGGGTGATGGGATGAAGGACAGTCTCATGAAGCATCTGGAAACGTCTGTTGAGTCAATCAATGGTGTTCTGGAAGCTTTGACTGGCACGCTTGGGGCGATGCAGCAGAACCTTCAGGCAGATACCTTGATGAAGATCGCAATCGCAATCGGCATCTTGACCATATCTGTAGTGGCACTGTCCATGATCAACTCCGGAGACCTCACAAAGGCTCTTATCGGTATTGGTGTCATGGTGGTAATTCTCGGTAAGGCAATGGAAGCACTCGATAAGATCACAATCGGATCGGGCTTCATCAAGCTACCATTTATCGCAGCATCGATGATTCTCTTGGCAACTGCTCTGACAATCCTCTCGATTCCTGTGATGCTCCTCTCCAGACTCAGCTGGGGTGAGCTTATTAAGGGTCTGTTCGGTGTAGCAGTTCTCTTGGCTGCATTGGCTAAGACGACTGAAGCTATGGCGAAGAATCCTGCAAACTTGATTGCTACTGGCATCGGTCTTATGGCTGTAGCTGTGGCTATCAAGATTCTAGCTAGTGCTGTGACTGATATTGCGGCGCTTAGCTTTGGTGGGATGATTCAGGGCCTTATTGGTGTAGCTGGGTTGCTCACGGCACTCTCTATATTCAACAACATGACTAAGGTCAATGCGGGGTCTATGGCTTCCGCAGCGGGCCTTATTCTGTTGGGTATTGCGTTGAAGATCATGGCTAGCGCTATGGCGGACTTCGCTGCGATGAATCTCGGCGGTCTTGTTCAGGGTCTCGCTACTCTGGGCATAGTCCTCTTGATTCTGAACAACTTCAGCAAGAGTGTCGGCGACGGCGGAAATATGATCAAGACTGCAATCGCAATCGGCATCATGGGTTACGCAATGAAGGTTATGGCTGATGCAATTGGTGCTTTGGGTAGCTTGAACTTTGGTGTAGCTGCACAGGGTCTGATTGTTATGGCCGTGGCTCTCAAGGTCATTACGATGGCTATGAACGGTGTTAATGAGAAGGATATCATTGTCAAGGCGGCTGCTTTTGTAGTTATTGCTGCGGCTTTGTTGATCCTTTCTCAGGCACTTCAATCAATGGGCGGCATGTCATGGGAAGAAATCGGCAAGGGTCTCGTTACTCTTGGCGGTGCCATGCTCATTCTCGCTATTGGTATGAATATGATGACGGGCGCATTGGCCGGAGCTGCCGCACTATTCGTGGTTGCAGCAGGTCTTGCAATCCTTGCGCCAGTGCTTGTCCAACTTGGTAATTTGAGTTGGGAACAAATTGGTATGGGCATGGCTGCACTTGCTGCGGTCTTCATCATATTTGGTTTGGCAGGTCTCATCATGGCGCCCATCGTCCCAGTCATATTCGCGTTGGGTACTGCCATAGCAATGTTGGGTCTCGGCTTGCTTGCTACTGGTATCGGCGTGGCTGCGTTTGCAGCGGGTCTTGCAATCATCGCAACGGTGGTTACAGCTACAGGTCCAGCCCTTATCGCATTCGTAGCAAGTATCCTTGCATTGATACCCCTTGCTCTACAGAAATTGGCAGAGGGTATTGTCGAATTCGCTAAAGTAATCGGCGGAGCAGTACCCATATTTGTGGAAGCCTTCACAATATTGCTGTTGGCACTTCTTGAATGTATCATCGCAGTAACGCCTAAGATTGGTGAAACACTCTGGGCACTTATCGTTATGTTGGTCGAACTTCTGGTTCGAGCTCTTCCACTATTCGTTGATGCGGGCATGAAGATTATTGTCGGTATCCTTGAGGGTATCGCTAACAATATCGGTAAGCTGATTGATGCTGCAGCCAAGATTATTACTGAATTCATTGACGGCATCGCTCGAGGTCTTCCAAAGATTATCGAGTCAGGCGTCAATCTTGTCGTATCCTTCATCGAAGGTATGGCTACCTCAGTAAAGAACAACTCCACTCGTATGGCTAATGCTGGTGCCGATCTTGCGGAAGCAATCGTCAATGGTATGGTCAACGGTCTCGCAACCATGGGTGGGCGTGTACTTACATCGATTGGTGACATGGCTAACTCTGCGCTGAATGAAGCAAAGAGAATCCTTGGTATCCACTCACCTTCTCGTGAATTCTTTGCGGTTGGTAAGTACACCGGTCTCGGTTGGGCGAATGGTACGAAGGAATATGGCGGTCGAGTAGTATCGGCTGTCGGAGACATTGGTTCTTCTGCGCTTGATACGCTCAAGCAGTCCATGTCGAATATCAGTCAGCTGGTATCGGCTACGGATATGAATATGAACCCGACCATTCGTCCTGTACTGGACCTCTCTTCTGTAAAGAAGGAAGCTGGAAATATCGATGGAATGCTTTCACCTTCATTGATGAATCTTAGTGGTACATATGGCAAGGCTACCGTCTTGTCTAAGACTGCTGAGGCGAACCGAGAAGCTAAGGCTGAAATGTTCGTTAATTCTACTGATCCTAAGGAACCCGCACAGGTTACCTACAACCAGTACAACACATCACCGAAGGCTCTGTCGGAAATCGATATTTACCGTCGGACAAACAACCAGATCTCGACCTTGAAAGGAGTGGTGATCGATAATGATCGAATCCGTATACCTTAATAACTGGGACCGCGGCGTAGAGGAAACTCTATATCTTGGAAAAAGTAATAACGGCATCAGGATTGCAGACATTCAAGGTCTGGGTCCGGTTGCGGCCCAGTTTAACTCCTCACAAAAAGTAGGTGGCGCTGGCGTGCGTCATAACTCAACTCAGATTGGGGCTCGAAACATTGTTTTCAAGCTCGAACTGACAGCTGTTCGCCGAGGACGAACGGTTGAGGATTCACGCTACGCCCTCTACGACTACTTCCCAGTTGGGGAAGTGATTGAGATGGTATTTAAGACAGGTTCCAAAATGCGTCAGATATTTGGACGTGTGGAAACTGTCGAGCCCGAGATCTTTGCAAAAGAACCGACGATGCAAGTCTCGGTAGTGTGTGAAGATCCATATTTCATCCAGTATCCAGCAGTAGATGATTTCGTTATATTGCCGAGCGATGGTTCTGCAATAACGCTTCCATATACTGGTGGAATTCATACTGGAGTTACAGTCGAGGCGCAGGTTATCAGCGGAACACCTGCGCCTCAGGCTGGGGCTATCCAAGTCAATCAAGTAACCGCAGGATATCCCACTCGAGGATTCCGTATCGAAGACGCTAACCTAATGGGTCTCACCGGTGGCTATCGTCTTCGATCACAAGACATTATTACACTCAACTCTGTTGTAGGTAGTAAGTCGGCAATACTCCATCGTCCAATTGCCAACGAGACTTTCAATATTATTGGAGCTCTCACTGGTAACGACGGTCAAGGCCTCTTTCTCAAAGAAAGTCAATGGCCGCTACTCAGGGCTAAAAAGTCCTCATCATTTTCATATACCTCAACTAACTTTGCACCCATACATGTGGTGGTTAAGGTGAGTTGGATTACATTGTACGAAGGGTTGTAAGTCATGGAAGTATATGCACAAAACTCTTTGTTTAATGTAGAGGGAATATTTGAGAACTTCGGCTCTCTTATTTGGACCGATCGGTACATGGCTAGTGGGGACTTTGAGCTACTTCTTCCAAGAGGGGAAGACACGTATGACTTGTTGAATAGAACATCATATTTGTCTATCCCCTCTTCGGAGGAAACAATGGTAGTTGAGTCTGTTGAAGAAGAGGAACATGTCAAAGTAACTGGTCGATCGCTATCGTCGATCATGGATCGTCGTATCTGCGATGTGACTTCGGTAGCACCGTCGAGCAACACACTTACGGCCTTCCTACGCTACCTAGTTCTTCACAACATGGGTGCGCTAGCCACCATTCCTGAACGACGTGTGGATTTCCTTAATATCGACACCACGCCACCTGTGGATTTTGTAGATCCGACGGTATTTGACGTGGTTAAATATGGGGACTACCTCTATGACGCCGTTCAGAAGCTTTGCGTTTCAAACTCTCTTGGGTTCACAATTCGTAATAGGCCCGGAAGTGTTCTAATGTACTTCAAGCTATATTACGGTGAAGACAAAACGAATCACACTTTCCAAACTGTATTTTCTGAGTCAATTGGAAATATACAAGATGTCCGTCGTCTGAAGTCTGATAAAGCGCATAAAAATGTAGCTGTTGTCAACCTTCCACCGTGGGATTCCGCTGCTGTTGGTGTTGGTGAAATATGGCGAGTAAATCGCTTCGGTGTCGTTCCTAGCGGACTTGATCGTCGTGAGGTATGGACTGATGCATCGGAACTTCGACGCGACGAGACCTTCAACGCAACCAATAAGCCGTCACGTGCGGTTCAATGGGGATACCAAACTTTGGTAGGTTTTCCTAAAGCCAACGAAATCGATTTTAAGGTAGTTGAGAACTCTCCTTACAAATACGGTGTCGATTATGGCTTAGGCGACATTGTGCCGGTACTTGATAGCTTAGGCGAGGTTATCCCACACCGAGTTACTGAGTATATTCAGTCATATGGCCCTGAAGGGTCTGCTGAATACCCGACACTATCCGCTATTTAAGGAAAACTATGTCCCAATGGGTAAAAGCCGGGGTTTACTCTGCTTACATGAAGATTGCTGAGCCACGTGTGGTTCGCATAATTCAGTTCTTAATCTATATCGGTCTTTTGGCCGTCGGAATCATGGTATTGCTCTCAGTACCTAGATCCCTTGAAAGTGCCGTCGGCCACGGTTTCGTGGTTGGGTTTGCAATCTTTCTTATTATCGGAGCTTTGTGCAGTGGGGTTGCCGTACTACCGGGCATCTGGTGGTTGGAGCGATCCGGTCTCTCACTGTTGAGTTGCGGTCTTTTGATGTATTTGACAATGATCATTTGGTTGAATTCGTCACCCGTCGGAATTGCGATTTGCTTAATTCTGATGTTAACATTTGTACAGAGATGGTTGGAAATCAAAGGCGCTCAGCTCGCACCTCTCTTACCTAAAAGGGGGTAGCCTTGGATAGTACGCAGCAGTTCATTATTGCCCTCTTAGGTGCGGTGGGGGCGAGCACGTTCTTAGGAACGTTCGGCAAGGGCATATTCACGATGATCACTCGGCGCGCAACCCGCGAACGAGCAAAAAACACCAGTTATCTCGCACAAGCACAGCGGGAAATTGAACGTCGTGAAGCTGCTGAGCAAGAAACAGAAGATGAGCGCAAACTGAGACTCCAAGCCGAGTATCACGTAGCGCTACTTCAAAGACAAGTAATTCTACTCGGACATGAACCTGTCGAGTACGGCGTTAAGAAAGAGGCATCCAATGGCTGAACACGAGGCACCCTCAAAGGGTCCCGTAATCAACGATCGGCTCTTCGATCTGCTTCGGCGGTTCGTGGAGTTCGTATTCCCAGCTCTTAGTGGGCTGTATTTCGGTTTGAACAAGTTCTGGGGAGATGCGGTCTTCCCGAATCCAGAAAACATTGCAGGAACATTGGCCCTCGTGTCGATCTTCCTTGCAGGTTTGCTGGCGTTCCTTCGTAATGCGTATAGCAAAGCCGACACACCTCCTCCCGGGGGCTATGATGGAGAGGTAGTGGCCCATACTAATGACGACGGCCTCCCTGTCCTGAAGTTCGAGCTGGACCCCAAGAAGGTTAGTGATGTCCTGAATAAGTCTCAGGTTACCTTCAAGGGATTCAACCCTTCCGCCTGATGAGCGGATCGCGGTAAATACACGCCTTATAATGAAGAACTCTTGAAAGGAGAAACTCATGTTTAACAAGACAGTAAAAAACCCCGCCATGCAAATGGTGATTGACGCTGCAACTGAAGAGTTGCTTAAGCATCAGCCCGACTCGGAAGAGTACAAAAGAATTATCGATCAGCTTGAAAGGCTTAACAAGATCGACCTATCCAATAGGTCCGAACGCGTTAGCAAAGATGGCGTGATCGCAGTTCTCGGAAACCTCCTCGGTATCGGCCTGATCCTGAAGCACGAGCAGTTGCACACGATCACCTCGAAGGCGCTGGGCTTTGTAATCAAGTCTCGCGTATAAACGTGTATACCGCCCAATAAGAACAATCAAAATAGGAGCCGTGTGTAAGGAATAAACCCCCTTATACACGGCTTCTATTTTTACATAGCCTTCTTTTTTTTTTTCGATTCCTGAAAAACCCCGGGGGAGAATCCCCACAAAACAAATCGCATAAATTACTTGTCTTATAATGAGAACCCCTTATGAAAGGACCGCTATGAACAAATTGAGAACATACCGTGACCACCACAGGAATGACATAAACACCATTATGGCATATCTGGCGTTTGTCACACTAGTGTCACTCTTAGCGTTTATCGCTACACAATAAGCACCTCCAGAGGAGAGTCCCTAACACGGACTCTCTTTTTCTCGCGAAATTTACACGGCGTATAGTGAGAAAGAACCCCTCTGAAAGGAAACAATAATGTCAAAGTACCAGTACGACAACATGATGCTCAAGCTCGAATGGGAATCCACATTCGCAGCCCTCGTCATGGTCGCTGATCTACACATCGCACGATCCTGCAAGAACAACTAACTTATAGGAGAATCCAACATGGATTCTCTTTTTTTCTTTCGCGAATTTAACACGGGGTATAATGAAGAAGTTAACCCCCTATGAAAGGAAACCTAATGACTATTTCAACAATCACGCGCTCATCCGCCGCAACCGAATACTCGGAGACCCTTGCGAAGATTGGACAGTTCGAAGATGAACTACTGAAGACCACTTACCTGCTCACCAAAGAGCAGTTGAAGGAACTCGGTAAGTTGCATCGTCAAGCTTCCAAACTTCGTGGAGAGATCTTCCGGGCTTGGAACCGCGAAGAGCCCATCGTGCCATTGAAGAAGAAGCCATTCTGGAAGAAATTCTGGAAGTAAACTCTAAGGGAGAATCCAACACGGATTCTCTTTTTTTCGTCGCAGAATTTACACAGGTTATAATGAAGAAGTTAACCCCGAAGAAAGGTAATACCATGTCTGCACGCAAGAACCGCGTTGTCCACACCCTTGCTTCCATCGCCCTGTTCCCCAAGGCGGTCGCCCAGTTGCCCAAAGCAGCTGTCGAGACCGTCAAGGTGTTCACGGAAGATGTGAAGGAAGAGATGGAGATCCGCCAAAGCGCCGCTCGACTCGTTGACCGAGAAATCGAAGCTTAACCCCCAATGAGGGTCCCTAACACGGACTCTCATTTTTTCGCACGTTTAACACGGCCTATAATGAGAACCCCCTACGAAAGGCAATATAATGTTGATCGAAGCCCTTGAAAATGCAAGTGACGAAGAAATCGTTGAAGCAGGTAACAAGATGCGTGGCCGTCTCGTCAAGAAATTTGTTCTTGGCGTGGTAGTCAGCGTCGCCGTTCACTTCGCTTCCGAATACCTCGTCACCCAAATCGACAAGAAACGAAATACAGAAGAAACCGACTAGACCCTCAAATGGGAATCCCTAACACGGATTCTCATTTTTTGCCTCGCAGAAAAAACACACCCTATAGTGAGAAGGAGATCCCATTAGGGATGCTAAGACACGAATGCGTGGGTGTAAACCCCACCTAGCGTGGCGCCACCTAGAATAGGCGCTTAATGGAATGATTTTCGTTGGATCATTCACCTCCTCTTATTTTTTTTGCTTTTCGCACGTTTTACACGCCTTATAGTGAGAACCCCTATGAAAGGTATTACAATGAAGAAGCAGTACAAATTCCGCCACTTTATCCTTGACCTCTTGCTCACCATGTTCACTGGTGGGCTCTGGTTGATCTGGATATTTATCCGCGAAATGCGTAACCTCGCAAACTCACG